AGGACCAAGGGGGGATAAGAAAGATTCAACACGAGCCTATTGGGGTCGAGTCCGTAAATACCTATTGCCGTAGATCATACACTCCCAACAGAATACAACAACGGACACGGGCTGATTTATACATAAAAGTAAGCAACCCAGTAGCCAACGACCCAACATTGCCTTCTAGCATATATGGAAATTTGCGAACGGTGGCACACAAATTCCCTCTATTTAGAGGCATTAATAACTTGTCCGCAAGATCCGCCCAGCTTCCATTCGCACCAGTTGGAATAGAACAGGGAAGATACACATCCACATTATCCTTATGACATTTCTTACATTTCGTAACTGTAGAAATGTTTGCACCCACAACATCAACATCCACATCAATCTGGTGTGCCCAAGGATTGTATTCTACAGAACTAATCTTAGCTGGCACAGGCTCCAATACCCGTGTTATTTTTCTTCGCAGCTCAACATCACTAAGGTCTGCGTATTTCTGGATATTCTTTCGTTGCCGGTTTTCGGCACAAACCTCATTAGCATAGTCAATCGTATGTTGGGGTGTGTTGCCCCAAAAGGCTATCTCTTGCTCATTCATTTCTCATTTCCTTTTTTCTCGTCCAACTTATACAAAATAACTGCCGCCACAAAACAAATATGACTCGTGGTATTCATATCGCGTTGCCGGGATGCATCTATTGGACCGAAACAGGCACGTGTGGCAGTAACGATAAGAACAATGACTCCTATCCAAAACCATGTTTTCCAATGCGATATCATTCCAATCTCCTACAAATAAATCTGTGCCAATCGAATGAGAACCAAAATGAGCATCAAACCAAAACAAACCAACACCGCGTAAAAAGCTTGTTGTTGTTTCTTAGTTTGCCAAATTGGATCGCTCATCGATCTAACCTTTCTCTGCAAACTCACCGTAAATCATGCCCACACAAACTACAATAATCCTTCTTGTACTGTACAAACTCACACTGGGGACACGTAACTTTTTCCGTTTCTTTTGGAGGCTCGACGTTGATCAGCTTAAAACATCTACGGTCTTTAGCTTTTTGTTTTGATATTTTACTCATGTCATACTCCAATCAATCCCAATACCAACAAACAGACGATGATTTGCTGGATGGGAGTGGCTTCCCACCCAAACCATACCCACACAGAACCCTTAATTCTCAACGCGTCTTGAATGGACGCTATGTGATCGAGAAAATCCTTAACGGATGATTTCTGCTTCCATGCCCGCCCTTTCAATCTGACCGCCACCACCTCGGCTGGGTCCTTGATCGGCGGTGGGACGGGGCAGGGCTCGTCAGATCCAAATAATTCGTAGCCTCCTTTCTTGCATTTTCTGCAATAACCTCCCACTGCCGCCCCGACACTGCCTATACCTCCCGCTCGCAGGTCATGCTCCCACGGTCCCTTCTCACCCAATCCCTTCCAAATAGCTTCTCGGAAGGCATCCATCTTTAACAATTCATCCCACGACAATGGAAGTAAATCTTTTGCACTCAACATATCATACCTCATTTTACTCATGGTCTGATTTCACAACGAAATGTGCCCACTTCATTTTCCACCGCCAGCGATATCCTATGCACCCAACACAATTGACTCCAAAACTCTGCCCGGCCAAGCGGCGCGTCGGACTCCGTATTAAGAATAGATAAGTTGCAAATCTCCGCAGCAGAATTTATCTGCATGTCATTCAAATCACTTACGCACAGCCAGTACACCAAACCGAAATGACGTTCGCCCACCTCATTTGAATCGTCATTGATTACACCCACAATATTCTGCGTGTACTTGCTTGGCAATACAAGTTCTTCATGCAATTCACGATACACGCAGGCATTCAATAAATCCGCCAAAAATTGTGGTTGATCTGTTGGATTTATATGTCCCCCAAAGCCTATGCTAAGCTTTGCTTTCAACCTATCATCACACTGCTTACCCCGAGTATAACTCAAAAACCTACTGCCGTCCGTAATGATAACATACGGAATGATTTGTTTAACTTTGGAATCCTGCTCGGCTTCAGACCGCAGCATAAACCGTATGTTGCAAAAATCGGATGCTAGGGGCTTTAATAAATTACGAACACCTTTGCAGCCCACTAATAACCCAGAGGGATGTGCAATATGCTGACTCAAAGCTCTACGATCTACCACCAGCACTTGTTCATCATTGGACTTCATATCGCCTCCAGCATATTAAAAAGCAAAGGGTTGGGGTCGTGAGCCTACATGATCCCCCAACCCTTTTACTCTCGCACATAACAAACTAAATTTTAAAAGGTATTTTTTAAGTAAGGGTGTGTATGAAACTAACCATACGTGCTGGGCTTCTGGCGCGATTGTCGCACGATACCGCTTATTGTGCGACAGCGGACTTCCCCCATTGTTTGAACTATGATTGCTATCGGAGATACAGATGCGGCAAGAAGGGAAATGACGAAAATGCGTTCACACCATCGTCGATCCCCAACCACAAACATTATGTATGTCCACCGAAACATCTGCTTTTTGTTCTCCCGCATAACTTGTTGGTGTTACTATCCTAGAATAGGTGCCGATGGATGATAGATTCGTTTTGCCGCCAAATATGCCGCACGGGCTTCGCTTGGCGTGTTAAACATTCCAAGATATATTTCTACATTATCCACTTTGATCTTGACTCTAAATTTCCTTCCCGCTTTGTAGTATCCTTTGCCCCGATTGTTCTGCCGGTTCTCACTTGCCGTGACGATTCGGATATTAAACCTGCGATTGTCCAGTGTATCGTGATTGATATGATCCCCCTGTCGTTTGTCACCATGTTTCAGGCATAAGATGCGTCGGTGCATGCGTTCCGTAGTCCATTTGCCATTGGGCAGGCGAATGTTTCGTACGGCATAGAAGCTCTGCGTGTGCTTGTCCCACTGGGCACGCCATTTGTATCTAGAAAGTTTCGCGTAGACTTTGTCATCGACAAGTGTGTATTGGCCTTGAGTGAGCTTGATCAGTTTCATTATGCGCTTCTTACTTTTTAATATGGATTGCCTTTTCAATCACTACATATAGTATCGCTGTCATCTTTTCAGTCGCCCGCATATCCCCGTGATACAGCCCACATTTCGGCTTCCACCAAATTCTGATACCTGCCACGCCGCATTACCACCGCAGAATAAGGTGCAACAAATGGTGTGTTCGGATCAATCAATATAACCGCTTTGCTTGCCTGTAGCACGATGGGATGCGAGACGTCTGCTGGTTTGCATCCACTGCCTATAATAACGCAGGACATCAGTGGTATTACTACGAGCCAAAGCCTTTGCATGCAAATCCGACAAATCGTCACGTTGTCTGCGTAGCAACTCATATTTCGTTCTCCACTTTCTACGGGGTGATTGGTGCCGGACAAAGAGTTTGAATACCTTCCTAATCAACGATAGCAATATAGTTAGAAATTTCATTCTATTCTCTCCAATCTAAAATCGCTGAGTGTGTGGCCAGCCCAAGATCGCCAAAACCCTAAGTCCATCCAACCGTGCGTCTGGGATGCAAGTCCCATCTCCGAATCACATAGACCGACAGGTAGATACAAAGGCTCACAACCACACAAACGCATATAACCAAACAGACGGCCTTCATTAGCTTCACTCGGCGCATAGATTCTGTATATGATGTCCGACATATACGCACAATCCGCACACTCTGTCGCCAGTTTGTCTCCTATGTATGAATCTTCACATCTAGGACAAGTATGCACATACTGACCTGGGGCCCAACCTTTCCGTTTTGGGCGCGTATCTTGTTTATATTCTTTGAATTTTTGATCTTGTGATTGGTTGGTATGCACACATGGTCTAAACCAATTACATGGACTGGATGGTGAAGGCGGAGGAGGTGGTTTCACATTCGACGGCGGTGGTGGATTAGGACTTTTCCTACCCATTATCTTGCTCCTAATTAGGTCTGTTGGGGTTCATCTTTCCCCTGCAACTTTACGTTTCCATGCGTCACATAAAAACGGATCTATTTCGACCAACCGAAATCGAAACGTAACTCCAAACATCAAACCAAGATCGGATAAATCTCCCAACGACATGTTGGGAAATCTTCTCACCAATGCAGCAAAATCAACCTGTGCGTTGCTAGAAGATGTTGAAACTACAAATCGCATATCCGGTTTCATTTCAATTCCCTGGCTGGGCTTTCCACTGAAGTCTCTGTATCAGGTGTCTCTGGCTCCGGAGACGGCACAGGATGGCCTGATCGCTGGGCCATCACGTCTTGCACCAGCTGAGCTATAATCACCGCTATAGCCAAGCCAAAAATCATCCATGGTGGTGCTTCCCCCTTACTCAGTATCCACATGCCAAACAACGCTGCGGCGAACTTCTTTTTCATGATGTTCTGTACAGATGATGAGATCGCACTGTCAAGCCTTGTCTCTGTCTGCATTTTATCCTCTTTCCCGTATGGTGACTGTTGCTTTTATTGGGGTACCACGACTGACGTATCGTGCTGCGCGTCTGGTCGGAAACGTGCGGGCATGGTTTATATTCCGTGTCCATCCATGATACTGATTCAAATATATGTTTTCCAAATGTCGTTTAACAAGCCACACGTTCATTTTATTCTCCTTGATCGAAATTAAACCAAAAAGGGAGCGGCATCGTATCTTCAATAGACATAAATCAAAGCTGGTCTGCCGCTCCCCCAAGCAGGAGGGTGATGATTTATTGGGAAACGAGAACGTATCCTCGACGTCTCAACACATGCGTACCTTCACGCTTAGCCAACTCCATCAACGCTTTTTGCTTCAGGCGCATCCGCGCTGTAGATGTTTGCAACGTAAGTACTGGGGGCCTGTTCTCTGTATGCACCCGTACAATCCAAGTGCCCACACATGATTTCTGATCGGGATGGTCGTCTGTAACTATCAACGTTAGCGGGAATACTCCCGTTGTCGCACACTGATATACAATCGTATAGTCACCATGCTCATTCAACGGGATTGATTCACCACTATCGTAATAATACAATGTAACTGTTTGTTGTGTGTTTGGGTCGCAAGCACGTCCCCGAATCACCAAATCCTGTCCAGCATAAGCATCACATACACCCAGATACAAACGCCGACCAGATTCAGGATCAATGGGCACTAGGTTTGGATCGATGTTTGAGGGTATCTCCAAAAACACCTGCACACACGTCGTATCCTCATCAGCTTCATTTGCCTTGATTGGTGTTGTTACCGCTAAAATCCCAGGCAATACACCAACCACGAAAACAAACACGAATCCAATTAATCGATATTTCATACGTACCGCCTTTCGTAAAAGGAAACCGGGAGAACTTATCTGGAGACAGGTGTGCGGAGGTTTATAAGCCTCCCAGTTCCTCGGAGGAGTCAAAAATGAGACTGGTTGCCTAGTTTCTGTACGCGAACCGATAACATCACATAGTGGGTGTTTCAAGCCAACCAAAGCAATATATCGAAATCCGGTTTTAGCAAGGTGCGGCAACCAGTCGCATAGACTGAAATATTCACTTGTCAAATAGAGGTGCTGGCCTGTAAGACAACAATTAACGACCCAATCCATTTTAGCAAAATAATTATTGACGCCAGCACCTCTATTAACTTTTGCCTCCTTGATCGTCAAAACCTACATCCTTGTATCTACCTATATTATCGCTTGCTCGTTAATGCAAATCTAACAAGCCTTTGGAACGCAGGCAGTTGGGGCTTAAAAACAAACACTCTTTATGCCTATTGGTTTTGCCTCGTGTTTGCTTTTTGCCTGAAATATTCCCATAACCACCACCAGCCTTCCAACGATGCACACACCATCCATGTTGCAACAACTCCTTATGTTCATCGTAATAACCAGCCAAAATAATACGGTATTTCTTACGACTACCTCGCTTCAAACACCAATGCCTTACATCATGGGCCACTTGGAGACTGTCCACAGCATAAATCCCTGCACGACGATCAGCCACATCACTGTAAGGTGGATCGAAAAAAATACCTACAGGTGATGCAGGCGATACTTGATGTTGCCAATCGCCACCACAAACACGCGACCAATCACCACAAACCACTCGGACGTTTCGCAAACGTTCACTCAATTTCCGAAACCATTCATAAATTGGCGTGTTGTAAGGTTCTTGTACGCCCTTACCAGTAGAAGCCAAATGTAGTCTCTGACCCTTAGCATGCACGCCCGCACTTTTAACCAAATGAGGTCTCTGACCCGGACAAATCAAACCATGCCCAATCCAACAGGAAGCAGCCCATATGTAATACCCAGCCAACTTGGAATCGTAATACTCATCATCGGCACATAATCGTTCCAACAATGTTTCCGTATTAAGATTGAGCTTGCGTTTACGTGCAATCAGATCTGCATGATTAACCGGCCAATCACACCACTTAGCTACTTCATCCGGATTGGATTGCAAGCTGCGCCATACATTAGCTATATGACCGTCCTTGTCTACGACAGTTTCTACATGGCGCTGTGAATTCCAACGTGGCCTTGCTAACAAGATAGCACACGAACCACAAAAAGGCTCCAGATAATGCCCCACATTACCCAGAGCCTTCCAAACCACAGAGGCGACTGTAGCTTTACCACCAAAATACGGAAATGGGGCTTTCAAACGTTTTGACATTTTATGACCTTATGCCTACAGTTCCGGTTGCGTGCCTATCGGTATGGTAAGACCAAACAGCAACTTGATCTCATCGTCTATATTATCGCTGTTGCTTTCCGATAGATAGTAATCCAACCATACGGTAGGCTGTGCGGGCCAATCAGGAAAGAATCGCAGTTCCGTACTAGGCTTGAGAATCCAATTATGATAAGCCGTATCATACAGCACAGACACACCACCATACAACTTCGCTGGATATTGTGCCAACCCCCACTCACCCGGTATTGCTCTGTTTAGAACATCGCCAGCAACATCACCCATATTGAATTTAGTATACAAACCCACAGCAACATCATCATCCTCGAAATCCGATCCCCCCACCACCTCAATACCAATGCTGCTGTTGTTCGCATCCGCAATCACACCCACAGCCCCCCGTGTTACATTATCCCCCCCTGCCAACTGCACTTCGTATCCGTATTTTGTACATCCAGTAAACGCAATTGCGGATACAATCAGTAATACAATCAACAATAAATTTCTATTACACTTCATCGTTCTGACTCCTTTGTACAACACTACTGATTTTTTGCTATCTGTTTGTCACTTATATTGAACCGATGATGACATCGGATTATTTTTATTCTTTCTTCCTATATTTCGGGGGTTTGTCTATATGCTGATAACACGTTTGCTTCGTCACCACTGTTTTACGTGGTTGGAGATGGCCAGATGATGTGACATTCAACGCTTCCCGCCTTGTATCTGTACGCACAACATAAGTAACAAGAACCGTTTGCCTGACAATCCATATCTTTTGAGATGGTTGCGTAGTTGTTTCCTTTGGTTCGGGTGGTATCAACTTGTCCATTTGAATCGCTCCTATCCAATCAGTTTATTTAACACTTCCCCCGTGTAACTTGAAGGGTATCGTCCGGCCGACCTCCCGCCCTTGAAAGAACACACGGAAATCGCGGCCCACAATCGTCTTACCCTTCACAGCAGCCCCTGCGCCAACCAAAGGCATCACACCCCCAACCACCGCAGCGGCCACCAACTTCCCAAATTCCCGTCGTGTCAAGGCCATCATAGTACTCCTTCACCACTATCTACCATGCCTGTTATCACCACGTCACCATCAACCGCCAGTAACACATCTGCCCCAGACGGCCAAAAAATAGTCTCCAGGATCTCGACCGTCGCACTCCATGAAAACCCCCCGTTAACAATTTCACATTTATAGATATCATTTACTCCTGTCCGACAAAGCGGCGACATAAGCGTACCCCGCACACAAACACGCAGCCGCTGCGGTTGTAGATCATCCCCAAATATCAGCCACGTTAAAACACTGCGACCAGGCGTTCCGGCCGATTCGATATGCCCACACCACAGACCGTCGAGGTATAAGCCCGAATGCCCATAGGCAGACTTATAAGGCGAGATAGGTGGACCACCAAAGTTGATGCTGTTGCCCAACTCCTTGCATCGCTCAAACGTATGGTCACACTCCACAGCAGAACCTGTGTATTTACATTCGTGGTTCATGAAAACATGCATACACGGCCCGATATCCAGAATGCCTCCTCTTGCAACTGTCGCCACAGGCGAAGCTTCTGCCTGAACCACCACAGGAACCACTGCCCCTGCCGCCGCACCGGCCGCCAGCTTACCGAATTCTCGTCGCGTCAATGCCATCTCTTCATTCCCATCCTTGCTCGCCCTTTAGATTCTGGATCGGATTATTTAACACTTCCCTGCCGGTTTGGCTTCTGGGCCGTTCTCCCCTCTTCTATCCGAGGGCAGTTTTGTCGAGAGCACAGGATATACCTGCCCCGATACTTCGGGTGTTCACAGGTACCCATCAACTGAAAGTGACAAGTGGGGCGCATCGCTATGTACTTCTCACGGTCTGACTGAGTGGGCTGTGTCTTGTCCATTTGAATCGCTCCTATCCGATCAGTTCATCCAACCATGACATCTGCAAACGGCAACGCCCCCCAAACTTACGTTTCAGCGTTGTTATCTGTGGTTTGTAATCTGAATTGATAGTATCCCAAATATCATGCCAAACGCAATCCCACTTTGTTTGCGTAGGCCACTTGTATGTAAACGCATCACCCCAATAAATAGTTACACGTGGATCTTTGAAATGCTTGCCCACCAAATCAATGATATCCTTATTTACCTCTACAACGTCTATGTGTGTGACAGATTGTTTTGATAGCAATGCCTTCACCATACAACCCAATCCCAAACCATGAATCAAAATTCGGCCTTTTGCATATGCGTAAAAGGGTTTCATATCCCAGATTTCTGCTGTAGTGTCACTCATTACAACGCCTCTGATATCATGTACCAAACGCGTGTAATTCCCCGGAAACATCCCCCTACCCTCACGATAGCAAAGCAAAGCTTCTATATTTAACTCTACATTAAACCGCTCTATGTGCCAACAGCGCACAGACGATTCAGGCCAATGCACGTGAAACCTCTTCATCCATGGCGGTTCTTTCAGCGTACCCGCTTTAACTGCATCATAATGTCGCAATGATAACATATGCGTTTACTCCGTTTCTTCTTTGTTATCTAACTCAGGTGGTTGCTCTTTGGGCACAAACGTCTTAATGATATCAGGCACATCATCACACAACATAACATCCAGGTTGTCATACGTCACAGTTATTGTTGGGGGCTCGTTTACAGAAATCAACAACGTTAAAGACGTCACCGCACCTGGAAATTGCTCCCGCAAAGCTCTCCCCAATGCTGTATCACTATTCCACAACTCAAATCCAGAACCAAAACAGAGAGATTTGGATGTGCTATCCTGATTCGTTTCTTGTGCTTCCATTTGAATCGCTCCCATAATTCACAAACAAATCTTTCAATTTCTTGGTCTGTTCTACTAAATCCTCAACCTCTGATTTGATAGTTGCCAACTGCGCTTCTCCCCCTTCAATCTTTGCACTGACGGCATAATCGCGCAGAAAATTAAGCAGTCTTTCAATTCTAACGCTATAATCGTCTATATCAAAATTACCCACACCCATTTCTAGCCTCCTAGCAGCCCCTGTAGCGGCCTATCTACTACTAACCCACACCGTAGTGCCCCCTCCCAACGAAAAGCGGTGTAGCACCCATGTAGGTGCGCCCCACCAAGCGGGAAAACTAACATCGTATAATCTTATCAATCCGAATATTATTTGCATACTCGATAAATGAATCTAACAAAACCTCTGCTGAATGTACACCCGCACAATCGGGCTCAGAAAAACCGTAACCATCCACAAAACAATTGAAACTCAAAACAAGCATTTTCCTTGCTTCCATAATCTCTTCTGAATCGGTTCGCGATACCAATGCACTTTGTTGCTGCTGGTGTAAATCCATTTCATCCTCACAATATAGGTTAAGATTTCTATACCTCATTAGTATTATCGATAAGATGATTATTGTGCACCTGTTAATATACTTTTGAATTTTGCTGATACCTGCCTTTTGTTTCCTGACCACAACCGCTGAGTTGCGCGCCACTCCCCAGATTGTATATCTTTATTAAACAACATAGCGAACGGCACGAATCCTAACTTACACGTGCGCGTCAACCTATCCACCGCTTTTTCAATCGTATCTTTCTTATATCCGATAAGAACATAACAACGAAACTTGTACGAAATTATGTCTGAACTTGAAAGTGATTTAGCTGAATTAAAATTGAGTCCAGACACAGATTGTAGCAATTTAGACGCATTAACAAGAGGCTCCCAATCATCCGGTGTATCATAAGCAAAATACACAGAATTAAATCGAATAGATGCAAGCAACTTCGCATGCCACCGCTGCAAAATCTTAGCCTCTAAACCCCCTGTAAATTCTATCGGTTCAGATTGCCGTCGAAGCATCCTAAACACATTCCGAACATGTTTTTCAGAACACGCCAAAATATTGTTGTCAAACACATTCCATCCATCCTTAATTTCCAATTCCCTTATTTTTCGCCCCTCTCGTCTCCACGCCGCACAAAACCAACAATGATTAGGACAGCCTCGCGACGTTATGACACATCCTGGTTTGAGATACCTACCGACAACAAATTCACCACCCTTTGCATCTAATGCTGGGCCTCCTAATTTTACATCAGCCACTCTTCCCCATTGCCTTACTAACCAATGAGCGCGCGGTAAATCCCATGTAAACGTACACGAAACATGAACCTCATCCACTGCATCAAAATCATAACCCAAACCCAATCCTGGACCCCTATTTATGACCGTTAACGAATCAACGGGAGTCGCACTAGTTCGTCTCGGAAAAACTCGGATTATTGTAGAAGATTTACTCATACCAATTCCATCCCTATCTATAAATGTTTTCTGCTTTATTACCTATAATAGTCCATCCGCTATCGCTTGCGTTTCGACTTTGTTTTGGGCACATTCTCCGCAGGAATCCAAGCACAACGTCCGTTTGGATGGTGTGGGATTAAACCATGCGCATCCTTCACCTTATAAACCTCTCCCTCCTGATCCTCGCAAGCAACACACACACGATCATCCCCCGCCGTTGACCATTCGACCTTCGCTGATACTTCCTCCACACCCAACAACTCAAAACTATCAAGCTGCCCTTCCGCATGGGCATAAACAATTTCGGTTCTTGCGATAGTTGATGCCCTTCCACGCGAAAGTAACGTAATAGACTTTCGCATTTCCCGCGCTACTTTCTTTGCGCCTTGTCCATGTGCTACACCATCTGCTAAAATCCGGCCCAACTGACCTTTCATTGTATCAGTCAGACCCTTCATATTTTCAAACGCGCGCTCATACAACATTTCAATTTTGCTGAGCATTTCCGGCTGAAGGAACGCACTCTTCAAAAACTGTTCTTTCGATCCTCCATACCAAGCTGGAGAAACCGCCAAGTCGGCCTTGTGGACATCCGTATATGAGCGCATCATTCCTTTGCGATACGCCGAATCAACATACGTTGCAGTCCACGCATCTTTACTTGTAGGCAAATCAACGCCCAACACTCCCGCATCCACCTGCTGAGTAAGCCACGCCCTAAATTGCTTCACCTTCTGCGGATTAGTCAAAAACTTGTATTGGTGACGGATAACGTTGTGATGTGCAGATAATTGAAATGGTTGGGTTTCTTCTAAACCAAACGCATCCAATGTCACAATTAGATTCCACAACTCTTTATCCAACCATCGTAACCGCCTGCGTATATCACGCACATACCGCATCCGCAATGAATATGTACGGGAAGGATCTAAATTCAACCAGTGCGTCGGCATCTTTTTCGTTCCTTACTGGGTACGTCCAAAACCATCCATGGTGTTTCGTATCGATAGGACACAGGTGTTTTGAGAAAACAATCCACTGGTTGCTGCAAGCATCGTTCCAAATACTTACAGCGCTTCCAGTATCTCCCGTTAGCGTTGCCACCCCAACATCGCCGCAATCCTAATTGTGCAGTGAGTGAATCCGGAAACAAAAACTTCCAACACCGTGTCATGTGGACCGCAACAAAACCGTTGACGCGACGATTACGTTTACACTTCATATTTATCTCCAGCAAAAAGCGATTTATATATCCATATATATTATCGCTCTTCATCGGGCTGTGTTTTAGGCTTGGACAATTCTAGCTCTTCTAAATCCTCCCCATCATCTTCTCTATCCACAACATTGTCACCTATAGATTCTGCTTGATCTTCATCAAGGCCCAAAACTGTAACCAAGAAATCCTTTTCCGACATCAATGCATCAACTTGGCCTTGGACGTACTTGGACATAGCCTCGGTTTGATCTTTCGCTGTTTCGGCTTGTTCCTTCGGGGTAGGTATATCACGTTCAGGCCACTTAACAATAAATGGCTCTTTTGTCATGGGCAAAATACCCAATAACTGTAACCGTTCAACAAAGGGTCTAATTATTAACGGTGTTACATAACCCTCCTGTCGTCCACCCACTCGCTCCAACCACGTTTTTCGATCCTGGCCACCCGCCAACTTGCCTTCCTCAGTACCCATGAAAACGCGATATGGAACGGCAATGCCAATACAAATGAGTAAAATCTGGGACTTGATATAGGGCTCGGGATCAGTAAGCTTCGGCGCTATGTCTTGAGCTTTCATGCCAGAAGAAAATAAATAACGTTGCATACCCTCGTAGTAATCACTCAGTGCTTCCTTCATATCAGTTTTTTGATCTGCGGTCAACGTCGTGCCCGCTGGTACAAGTTCTGGATCGACACCCCATGCCGTACCACTAATACCCGCACGCCAAAACATCTCACCACTGCTAGAACTAATTTTTCGCAAATCGAGAAGATTGTTGTATACGGCCTGCAATCGAGATTCGCCAAACAACTCACTCGTCAAACGATTGTCTGCGTAATGAAGTACTCGTGTCCAATGAATACGAATATCCTTGGAAATGCCTTGCGTGCCCCCCGTAGTCACATCCTCCATTGTCACTTTGTAAAACAGAGGCAAACCATAACGGGGGCTGTTAGTACTAGGTTCGCGCTTCTCAATAGTTACAGCCGATTCATCAAAGCATTTCAAGAACAATAAACGGTGTTTCTTTACAGCACCTGTAAAATCATCAGGCATTACACCAGATGCACTTTCAACCGACTCCACTGGGGTATCTAACTTGCCACCATCGTCTATACCCAAAAGCATTATGCCATAACTACCAATCCCCGATAGTACATCCATACGCTTCAAAAAATGCAGAACATGTTTCTTTTGACGCAGCAAATCCCACGTCGTTTCAAACTCAGTTTCATCCTTTGTATCTTCCGTTTCAAACACATCTGGCAAACCCACCCAACATTCATCAGGCCAAAGATTAACCACACGACGCGCCACCCCATTACGATCAAACAACTTGCGGCATTGTGACGATTCGATATCTGCTGGATACCGACATTCATAATCAATGTCCAACCCAGGACTCAAATACTGCAACAATGAATTCACACGTGCTTGAGATCGCAACACGTTTAGATACGATCCCTGCAATTGTTGATCCTCAACCGACGATTTTGCCTTGCGTACTACCTTTTTCTTGGCCATGATCTATCCTCACGATTAAAGATTGTTGAATCCTATTTGGAATGTGCCCTGACACGTCTGCCCAAATGCTCCAGATAGCGCATCAACCTGATCCTTGAATTTGCTGAATGGAAAATATTGTATCTCCCCAATAAATGGTGCATGCCATGCCTCTGGCAATCCATCAATATACCCCTCAGGTGCCAGATAAACATTTCCCCCATTCACTTGAGACGCTACAGGATCAGCACGCAATTCTTTACCACCAGTAGGCCGATCAACTACAATACGCCACCCAGCTAGATTGCGTGTAGATGCCTGCGCGTCCCCTTTGCCTGAGCCCCCCGGTTCTTGTTCAAGCCCAACAACCACATGTTTACCATCTAACTCGGCACGCTGCTTCATCCGATTTTCCCGCGCAGCACTTTCTAACCGAAAACGATCCACATGTAAAATACACCAATTCTGATCCAAATCTTTACCCAGCCGCAAACCTACAGTCCAACACCCATCATCATATGTAGCAGCCTTATCCCAATACCGAATTTGTTTAACCCATTTTCTTGGATTGGTAGGATCGGGAGGTGTTTTGATCAACAATTTATCAGCCTGAAACATACCCCCACCAATAGGTACGGGTGACTGATCATATTGACCGGCGTACATAAAATCGCCACTTGCTTTGAGCTCTTGAAGTGCCAACAAACCTAAACGTTGGGGATTGAGTAGTTTGCCTTGATCGTGATAGTATTTTTTTAGGCTTGCAGGCTTTACCAATGGAGATAGTGTAGCAGGTAAACAAACATGCTTCACACGAATTTCCGCACGTTCAGCCATATCCAAAAGAAATCCTGTTGGATCTTCCTGAGACAACCGCTGCATTATCAGTATAGTGGGTACCAAATCAATTGCGCGCTTTCTGGATGGCAATGCTTCTAAGATAAACTCTTTGACAGCTTTCGTTTCTGCAATAGACCTCGCTGCCCTAGGATTCAGCGGATCATCTATCACCACCAAATCCCCATGCTTCCCCGTGATGCTACCTTGTGTGCCCGCACTAAATCGCACACCCCCCGCTTTAGTGCCATACGTGCCAACAGCATTCATATCACCGCGAATTACAACTTCTGGAAAACAAGCTTTATACTGTTCACTCCGAATCAAATCTCTAGCTTTGCGTGCATGCCCCACCATCAGATTTTGCTCATAAGAACAACCGATAAAATTCATAGATGGATTTTTAGCCCATATCCATCCATGCAAAAATATCGCAAATATCGTAGACTTGAGACTCACCGGAGGGATGTTGTATATGATATAATCGTAACGTTTCTTTTTGCGTGCTAATATTCGTTCCACTTCGCGTTGTGCATCCCAGCACAAATACTTAATATGCCAATTGGATTGCAGCGGTTCGTTCTGTACGACTATAGGCCAAAACTCTTTCACGAATTCGTAGAAAGATTTCCGCGTGATACTCCGAATCACATCGTATTCACGAAACCCAATCATGCGACAACCTCAGCATCTATCGCTTTCGCCGTACGCAAATGTGCAAGTATTTGTTTCTGGATAGGCAGTGGCAAGTTCAAACTTTCCATGGGGAACATTTTATGGTTATGATCTATTTGACCTTGCACATTGACATCCAGTGATGCTCTATCCCCGTATCCTCGTTTTTTCAATCGTGACCGCGCCACTGCTAATATAGCTGGCTCACTCCCATCAAGCACCTTGCGAATTAAACTACTCTCAAACATATCGTCTTTTATGTCCTCAATTTCACGGACAAGTTTTTGAAAATCAGAATCTAAATACCATGTTTGGAATGTGGCCCGTTTGATGCCCACTTTACGGCAAGCAGCAGCGATAGAAAACGCAGATTTTACAAGGGCACACAAGAACAAATGCTGACGAAAATCTTTTCCATAATTGGCGAACATCGCTTCCACTTTTTCAATGCCTACATTTGCCCTATGCATACGATCTAATTTATGCCACAGCAACCTCATTGGCTCACTCAATCTATCGTATACATAATCACCCATATCGTATGTACATTTGCGTGATTCTTTACGCCAGCGACGTCCTCGGCGAATTGCAAAACGAAATGTTGGACGTGTTTGAATCCAATTATCGATTGTGGGTTTACTGATGTTCAGGACCTTTGCTATCTGGGACAATTTCAAACCATCACGCGCTAATTCATAACCCACAATAGCCAATTCGGGTTTCCATTTCCGCATCCACTTTTTCTTAGATGTTGCTTGTACCATGCTATCCCTTCCCATACAAAAACCGAACGTACATACATTAAGTATACGCCATATATGCAAAATTACTATAATTTTCGCATAGAAAAAATAGGGATTCTGCGGTAAAACCCCACATCCATCCGAAAAACCCGTACTTTTATTCAAAAATCCCAAGATTTCCCTTGCCCATCTATTATAATATAATACTATTATAATAGTATAGTAAAGAAGATAAACAATATAGACATTAGCATTTTGGAAAGGGAAAGACGATGGACTTTATTGCAATGACAACACTTGCTGGCGGGCAATTCATTTTTGAGGCCAGTACGTTTCGCGCGGCAACCGACTACCCGGCAAGTACCACGCCACTTCTGCCGCGCCGCACGTCTATCTCTTGCGAGGTGGGTGGCAAGGAAGTAACCGGTTGCGTCACGGAGACCGCCATTGAGGTTACGGACAAGGTCAATTACTACCTCAGCAAAGAATGGTTGGCAATCAAAGCCAAGGAGGCATAGAGCCCCTTAACGCCCCCGCGCTGGCATAGGCGGGGGCTTGGAAAGGATGGCGGAAAGGTAGAACGATGAAAACCATACCCGACACACCATTTCAAATTGGCAGTAAAGTATGTGTACATCGAATGCCCGATTGTCGTCATGATACGCTCGGAGTAATTACTAAAATATGGGAAGCAAAAGCCCTCACAACCGCATTCGGAAGCCCTCAATATATTACTCGCATTCGACTAACCAAAGGACAACGAACGCGATGCCCCAACTGTGGATTGCATGGGCGTCAATCCTTTATGGACTGTCACTCTATTTATCTCGAAACAATAGATGGGGGAACCTGAAGAAAATGGACACGTCAAAACAACGCATTGAGACAGCACTAAAATCTCTCGATGAAAATCTCATGCGGCACACAATTGAGGCTATCCGTAAGAATCTGGGATGGAGTCGATACAAGCTTGCCAAAATCGCAAAACTCAAATCCACCCAAACATTGTACAATTATCTGAACGGGCGCAGTGCAATGCGGCATGACAACTTACATAAAGTACTTAACTGTTTACTAAATAAAACCCCAGATTAAACGAAAACAAAAAGCTTAGATTTCTAAGCTTTTCGCTTTACCGACTAGGCTGTCGTAGATATACTAACTGTGCCATGAACGCGGACTGAAATACTAACGCAGGAGGTATTAAATGTCTAGCATCGCTCTGCACACAGACATAGCGGCCGACAAAGCTTTACATGAAGACATCGCAACTGAAACATTTGAACAATGTGAAAAACTGATGTATCAATACGTTTGGAAATTCCACAACCGCTATGAGGGTAATTTTGATGATTGGATAGGTGAAGGCCATCTAATATTTATGAAATGTCTGCATACATATAACAACCAATTTGCGTTCACAACATGGTTCGCGTTCAAATTACAAATGGGTTTTATCTCTATAATACGCAAAAAATCACGACACACACAACCCAAAATCAAATACGATACCGAACTAGCAGAATCCCTATGTCCAACATACCACACAACATTCGCAACCAAATGTGAACGTGTATCCGACCACGCATGGGCTGTGTGGCAAATGCTACAATATCCCCCACGTGAACTAGATAATGAAATTGATGCAGACGACCCAACCAACACACTCGATGCTATCATATGGTACTGTACAACGAAATTGCAATGGACCAAATCTCAAGTGCTTGAAAGCTTGACAGAACTGTGGGAATGTAGCCTATCATGACGTCGTTATACAAATATCAAAAGCAAGGTATATTAGCAATCGAACGGCTTGATGGCCGCGCATTGCTGGCTGATGATATGGGCTTAGGCAAAACCATTCAGGCTCTATACTACCTACGCCGAAACAAAACAGCCACAACCCCCACCCTGATCATATCCCCCGCTATAGCCAAATGGGAATGGCAAGAGCAAGCTCGCAAGCACACAAGACTACGCACCACGGTAGGTGAATCTTTCACGGCCCCCAAACATTTCGATCCTCAGCAGCACAAACGCATAGTCATCAATTATGAAATCGCACTATACTGGTCCCGATTTATCATCCGCCACATGCGGCCACAATGCCTGATCCTTGATGAAGTCCACATGATTAAATCTATGGGTGCTGACCGCACGCAGATCATCCGTAAAATCGGCGCAAACATCCCCCACATCATAGCCATATCAGGTACACCACTACTCAGTCGCCCCATTGAATTATACTCGACCATCAATCTGCTATGGCCCAAATCCTTTCCCCATTTCCTACCGTACGCTACACGCTACTGTAAACCAAAATTTGTATACGGACGACTCGACTTTACTGGGGCGTGTAAATTGCCACTGCTTCGCGCCAAACTGAAACGATTGGGAATGATTCGACGACTGACAAAAGACGTACAAAAAGAACTGCCCAGTATACGCCGGATTGTCAAATTAGTGCATATTGACAATATGTCAGAGTACACCAAGGCACGAGACGATTTCAAAGCGTGGATCGCCAAAACCAAAGGCCAAAAAAAGAACCGTGAATGGAGAGCCGAGCGGTTAGTCCGCAACGGCTATCTACGCAGATTAGCAGCACAAGGAAAAATAACCGCAATCATCGAATGGATCGAATCGTTTCTTGAAGAAAATGACGGTAAACTCGTATTGTTTGCCCACCATCACTTTGTAATCGATGCCATACTAAAACGATTTTCCCGCTGCGCCGTTTCTGTTTACGGAAAAACCAATGGCAAAGCAAAACACAGCGTCGTGAAACGATTTCAAACATCCAAACGCATCCGCATATTTATTGGATCGTTAGCTGCAAAAGAAGCTATCACACTCACAGCAGCTAGTACACTGGCTTTCGCTGAATTGTGGGATGTGCCCGGTTGGCACAAACAAGCTGAGCAACGCATCCGACGAATCGGGCAGAAAAGCAAACATGTACTCATCTACTATTTTATTGCCAAAGGAACGGTTGATATTACAGTAGCCGAACGCATAGAAAGAAAACAAGGCGTTGTTACTCAAACGCTTGACGGTAAACGCGAAGACCAGCAGCTAAACATCCACACATTATATCTCAGGGGACACAAATGAAACGCCGAAAACCAACATCCATTCTATTCATCAAAACTGGAGAAACCTTTCCAGCGGAACTGAAAAATGCTTTCTCCGCAGAATGTCGGCGACGTGGTACCACCATGACTAAAACACTGGCGAAACTCGTTCGCAAATGGTTAGAAAACCCAACAGGGTAAAAACCCAACTTCCATAAGGAGAATGACTTATGAATAAAACGGTCTTTTTTGCTATTGTTGGGACGATGATGGTATGTTTCATATTGTGGTTACAGGAGCCAACAAACACGAGACACACACGTGAGTACAAACCATACAGAGCCCCGTCGCCGCCAACAGAATCAACCCCAGACTCCGTCTCTATGAAAATCGAGGCGTGGACTATGGCGGAGAGCTTTGTGAAAGACCGTCTCAAGTCACCAAGTACAGCACGGTTCGGCGGTATTTTACGTGGTGACTATCAGAACCCCAGGGAATGCGTCACGTATTTGGGCAACACCGAATATTGTGTGATAGGATGGGTGGATGCCCGGAACACTTTCGGAGGACTCGTGCGAACTGATTTTGTATTGAGACTAAGACGTAACGATGAAAATAGTTGGAGTATGGTTGAACTACCTATTATGGTTTCAAGGTGAGAGTATTAAATAATCCCAATTGAAACGGCGATGACCTCTATGGATTTTGAAACGTTATTACAATCAAATGGAATACGCACAGCGCCCGAAGGCCACCACCATGCCCGATATGGATGGTTGCAATTTGACTGCCCATTCTGCGGCACGAACAGTGGCAAATATCATATGGGATATGACATCACCAATAAATACGTCAACTGCTGGAACTGTGGTCACCACTCCATTACCGAGACAATGGCAGTCCTATTTGGAATAACCTATGTAGAAGCCAAAACGATTGCCAAGGGTATTCGGCCCGAACATCAGCAACTAAAATTACACACAGGTCAATTCCTTAAACCCGCTGAAGTAGGCTCACTACACAACGCACATAAGCGGTATATAAAATCCCGTGGATTCGATTGGCGGTATATTGCTGAATTGTGGTCTGTTCAAGGCATTGCCCTATCTAATCCCGCCATGCAATGGCGCTTGTTCTTGCCTATATTTTACCGGGGAGAACGCGTCAGTTGGACAACTAGAGCTATTGACGAGGACATACGTCCGCGTTATCTTTCTGCCAAACCAGAATACGAAACCATTCCACACAAAACCTTATTATACGGTGAAGACTTCGCGCGACATGCTATCGTTATCGTAGAGGGTCCCATTGATGTGTGGGCCATTGGTCCTGGCGCAGTAGCTACGTTTGGTTTGTCTATCACATCAGCACAAGTTCTCAAAATGTCTAAATACCCCATACGTGCTGTATGCCTCGATAATACAAAACAAGCGCAAGATACAGCACGAAAACTTGTAGATTCGTTGTCTGGATATAAGGGTGAAACGTACAACATACAATTGAGTGGTAAAGACGCAGCCGAATCGCCTTCCACTGAATTGGAGCGAATCAGAAAGGAGATTTTAACATGAAAATCAAAGTTTCCAAGATCAAACCGAATCCGTACCGACGGATGAAGACGTATCCAATTGACAAAGACAAAGTCAAGCGACTTGAAACATCAATTCAAGAAACAACCTTTTGGGATAACATCATTGCACGTCCACACCCAACGAAAAAGGGATTCTTTCAGCTAGGATACGGCCACCATCGACTTATCGCGCTTAGAAATTTGAGTGTTGATACTATTGACATTCCAATCCGCAATATCGACGATGCCACAATGTTGCGGATCATGGCGAATGAAAACCTGGAATGGAATCATTCCCCTGCCGTTATCAACGAAACCGTCCATGCCGCCCGTGATTTCCTGAATAAGGAGTTGGCGAAATATGCAACGTGGGAAGA